TTTGGAATCTATTTTTCTATTTTTCGTTTTGAAAAAATAAGCAGAAATTCCTCTTGAATCGTTCTATTTTGCGTGTTTTGGTCTGTTCCTTGTCATTATCCTAGAAATTATCTAAAATGCAATACAAGCCAAACTGTTAGCTTACAGGGCTATTATATAGCAAGGGGTATCTAATCAACAACCGAGTGTAAAACCATACGTTTAAAATAATAAAAAAACCACTCGTTAGAGTGGCATGTAATTGAAGAGTAATGACCTCACTTTCTATTTTAGTGTTTCTTGTTCATTGATAATCTTCAGGGCTTCCTTAACTTGGTCAGGTTTCCCAGTTATAACTAATTTTATTCTATCTTTGTTTTCAGCGTGTTCCTTTCCTGTTTTGAACAAGAACCAACTGTACAAGATGAATGACACAATATAAACAACGTAAACCATTTACACCTCTTTCATTTCTTCAATTGTTTCCTCTACTGTTCTATGCAAATCATAGTAGAAAACACCAGTATAATGTTCATCTTCTTGTTTGGTCCAAGTTTTATAGTTTGTTTTGTCCATGATTTCATTAACCATTTCAGAGTGTTCATTTAAGTTTGTAACAAGAATATCAAGAGCTTTTACAGAGGGTTTGTGAAATTTTGCTGTGAACTCGTACGCTTTAGTAACCTCTTGAAGCATACTAAATAAGTCCATATATTGAGCTTTAGCATAAGCAGGTACTTGACTTTCATCTGTTGGAAAATGTTCATCTACTTTTTCATCATGTAATTTCAAAGTGTTGTTAAGCAATTCAATTTGGTTTTTAAGTTTCATTTTTTGTTTCCTCTTTCTTTCTTACGCTTGCATTCCTGTTAATTTGTTCAAGTATTTTGTTTTTCGGTCGATGTGGTACTCTAAATTGTTACCCCATCGTGTTTGTAACGAAAGTTTTAGACATTCAATGATGTAACTTTTAAGCGTTCCGTTTCTGTTGACATCATCTAAAGTGTAGAAGTATTTTCCTTGTGTTCCCTCACTTGCATTGTATTCATTAAGTTCAAAGATTTCATTTTCGGCAAATGCTTCAAGTTCTTCTTTTTTCAAGTTATTAAAACCGCTAGAGAATCGGATAAAATTCAATGTATTTTCATTAATCATAATAGTTACCTCTTAATTTTATAATATTTGTGTTGTCTGTGATTGTATTGGCATAAATATAATGCTCATCGCTCAAGAGTTGTACAGCCCTGTATAAGCTATTTTCTGTTTCTTCGGTACAAATTACCATAAGTTCTACTTCAAGCGTCCTAAACGACTGATAAATGCTTGCATTGTTGCTTACTTGACTAACAATAGGGTGTATTTCAGCAAACATCACTCCCATTGGTTCTCTTTCATAGTCCAAACTAACGGTAAAACCTAACTCTTCAAGAAACTCTTTGATGTCTAGCTTTTTATTTTGTAAGTTAATCATTTATTCCCCTTTGTAAGTATCTAACAACCATTCTACACGATTAAAGAACCATTCTTCGCGTCCCTGTTCGCTAAAATATTCAAAGTTTTGGACATTTTCTTTTTTAATAAAGTGGAACAATTTCGTTTCATCAAAACAAATTATTGAAGTACCATTGATAAATTCAAACATTTCAATGATTTTATCAACTAAATTGGCTTTTTTAGCAAACTTTTCAGCCTTACGAACCTTAGGGCTATTGGCTTCGGTATTACGTACCAAACGCAAGAAATAAGACTGTTCAGCAAGCATGTTTAACTTTCCTAAAGTGTTAATAATAATCATGTCAGCCACTTCACGGTTGATTGCTTCGTCTTTTTCGAGGTTTAGACCGTATTTTTTGTTTGTGTTACGTTGGTAATTGTTAATATGTTGCTTCACTTCTAACATGTCGTGAATCATTTCCAAAGTGATAATTTCTGATTTTTTTAGTGCGTTCAATACTGTTTTTTCGATTTTCATATTTTGTATTCGTTCCTTTCAATTAATTCCATTAAATTTGTAAAGTCAATAGCAAACAAGGGCGGAACTTGCTCTCTTACAAATTCCTTTGCTTCCTCAATTCGACCTTGTAAGCTCATTTTATCAACTTCATCAAGTATCATCTCATAATCATATCCCATAACTTAAACCTCTTAGAATGGAAGTTGGTCATCAGGAATATCAGCAGGCTTTCCACCTCCGAACAAGTCAACTGTATTAGGTGCCATTCCTCCGTGTGGGTCGTCATAAACGTTACCACCATTATCACGGTTTAAATTAAATTCAGGTGTAACTTTAGCAAAGTTAGCATTATAATAGGTTTTGTCGCCTTTAGTTTCAGCTTTGATTTGGTCAATGAATACTGTTACAATGTCACCATAATTTACACTATCAGGAAGCCAAATACCTCCAATGTAGTGTTCAAACGGATAAGCCTTAAATGATAGAACTTTTTTAGTTCCTTTAGCTGTTTCAACTTCTTTTGTATTGATTTCGTTTACTCTTAAAGTTTCGATAATTTTCATTTTTTTATTTCCTCTCTTTATTTGATAAATTAATTATATAACATTCATTTTTATTTGTCAAGTATTAAGCATTCATGTTTACTTTTCCAAGTTTGCAAAGTTCATTTGCTCTATCACTTGACATTTCTTTGTTTGCTACCATTTTTTTCAAGTCACTCAAATTGTATTGATAACTTGCTTTAGGTACTGCTTTAGGACGTTGTGCATTGTTTTGCCCTTTGTTTGTACTGTCTGCGTCTTTTGTATCATCTAATTTTAACGCTTGGCCATAGGCATATTTGCTTGCGTATGATTGACTAGCTCCAGTCGCTTGAGCTTTATCCATTCCTTTCTTATTGATGTCAATAACTGCCCAACCGTCGCCACTTGTAACGTCATTAGGGTTATCAGGGTCAAAGATGTCAATATGAACGTGCAACATCAGCTCGTTGTTCATTTCTAACATTTCAGTTGTCGATTTTTCCATAAGACCGAACTGTAATAACAAAGGCTTCAAAGCCGTTTGAATATCCTCGTTATTTCTGAAATTGTACTTTCCAAAGCTGTTATATTGGCTTTTTGGTACTTTAATTTCATTGATTAATTTTAGAACTTTGCTTTCCATTATATGCTAACTCCTTTGTTAACGTGTTTTTTATACATTTTCCACAACCATTTGAAGAAACCGCGGATATATCTTCCAAGTTCTTCAGCTACATTTTCAATGGCTTTAAATGCAAGCCAAATAAATATAATAGTTAATAATAAAGTCAACATTTTTTATTCCTCCTTAACTGTATAACTAATTATAACGTGTTTGCTTTCTTTTGTCAATTACAAGTTCGTTACAATTCTTTTAAACGTTCTTGACAGTTTTCACATCGGCAAACATCGGAGTACATAAGATTATAAATAACTAAGTCCCCATGTGCGTCTAAATAAATACCGTCAGCACTATATAAATCGTTTGGGTCTTCAAAGAAAACTTCTTTACTCTTGTCTTCTACTTTTTGAAGTTTTTCGATTAATTGTTCTACTGTTAAAGCCATTATTTTATACCTCCGATGTATTCATGTATTTGTTTTATTTGTTCTTTGCTATCTTTTTGCGTGTATTTTCCTTTCCTGCCTGTCTTTGTTTTCTTTTCAGGAGGCGGAAAACCGTTACTATTGAAATACTGTCTTGCGTACTCAAAGAACGTTAGTGCATTAGTATAATTGTGTTCGCTTAGCATTTTATGATATTCTAAGCTAATTTTACGCCATTTATTGAAGTCTTTCCAGTTCAGAATCAAAATAATCTACCTCTTTAATAAACCAACCATTCAAAGGCTTGTCTTTATTCAGCCATAATTTTAAATACTTTTCTGTAACACCGAAGTGTTTCGCCATATCCTCTAAAGTTTTAAACCATAAGAATTTATGACGATTTAAAGCACAATATTTATACACGTTTCGCTTCCTTTCATTCTTCTACTTTCTTTTTAAAATGTTGTAAATGTTTAGCTACTTCATGTTTATCAATTTCTTCTTGTGTCCATTTATAACGGTTATCATAAGGTAGATGAGCATAGAAATCCATACCTCCGTCTTTAGGTAGCCAAGCGTGAAATTTATCAGGTTCTGGAATACAGATGTAAAATAACTCATCTTGTTCCACTTCCCATTTATCACGGTTCAATAATAACCATAAGTGAGTATTTTTAGTAGTACTCTTCAAACCAAATACCTTCAAAATATCTTTAAAATCATTCGTATAGGTAGTTTTAAACCAGACTTTTTCAAACAATTCGTTGGAAATTTTTTTACCAAAACGTTCACTATATGGTCTATTATCAGTATCTAATGTTTGATGTTTTTCTAGCCATTCGTTCAACTCTTTAGAGATAATAATTTTTTCTGTCATTTTATTTTCGCTTCCTCTCTTTTTCTAATTTCTTCTAGTTCTGCTTTTCTACCTTTAAACTCTTCAAAGATTGATTTTTGAAGTGCTACCCAGTCCTCTGCTTCGGAACGTTCAAAGCCCATTTTAACAGCCATGTTAATATAATCGTTATATTTGCCCATGTCTTTTTCAAACGGTTCGTTTGGTTTCTTTCCTGCCCTTACAGAGTACTTCAAAGCGTTTGTTAAAGCAAAACCTTGCCCAGTTGTAAAGTTATATTGCCAAAATTTCAAGTCCCATTCAGAACCCCAAATTAGAAATTCTTCTAATTGGATACCGTATTTATTTGAATAATAATCTTGAGCCATTATCTTTTAACCTCCAAAATTTTATTTCCGTTTTCATCAAATACAACTGCTACTGCAATCGTAGTTGTTTCTTCCATATCTTCTCTAATACATTCTACTGCGGTTCTTAATTTTCTAACTTCATAAGTCCAACTATCTGAACCGTCCTCTAAAATGTAAATAACTTTAATCATTTTTGTTTCCTCTCTTAACTTGATGACTTAATTGTATCGAATTCTTTTAGCTATGTCAATTACCATTGTATTTCAATTCTATGTAATTTTTGTAACATTCTTCTGAACAGAATATTTTTTTAGCATTGCATTGTTTGCCACAATTTCTACACTCCCCACCCTCTGCGATGAAATGAACGTTTTGTACTCCCCACTCATCACACCAAAATTCTAAAGTGTTGTTAGCTTGTTGTTCGTCCATGCCTAGGACGTCAACCATATATTTAAAACATAGGGATAACTTAGATTCAAACTTGCTTAGATGTTCTTGCATGAAGTCATATACTTCTGTTACATCAGCTTTTGACTTTCTGAACTCCTCTAATTGTTCTAGGTCTGTCAATCGTGGTGGATATTCTCTTTTTGTTCCGTCGTCATAATGATAAACAACTTTCTCAATTGCCATTATTTGATACCTCTCTCTTTGATTTTGTTTGCCACTACTTTGTAGTACATTCTTGTTTCATTGATGAACATCTCGTTTACTTTAACTTCTTTTTGACGTTTTCCTTTTTGTTCTAATCTGTCTAATAACTTAACAAGTCCTTTTGCTGTGAAGTTTTCAACGAAGCGTTCCACTTCTTCTTTTTTATCTGCTTTAACGCCTCTTAAACGCTCATAGAGAACGATTAAGACATCTAACATAGAAATATCTTCCATTTGTTTATAATAGCTATAAACGCTATTTAATAGCCCTAGAAGCATATCCTTTTCAATATCTGTTACTGGTTCTTTTTGTTGAAGTCTTACTGCGATTTTATTAAGTGTTTCAAGTGAAATTTTCATTTGTTTAACCTCTCTTAACTTGATGACTTAATTATACAAAAGAAAAACCGCAATGTCAAAGACAAAGCGATTAATCGTTGATTTCTTTTAGTTTTCCATTTTGTTGCAATGCTGTTAAAAGACTTTCAGCGTCGTTTTTTGTTTCCTCGTATTCTTCCCCCTCTTTTTGTTCTTCTTCTAATATCTCTTTAGGCTTGTTTCCTGTGGGGTCTATGATTTGAAATTGTTCCCCTACATAGCCTAGACAAACCTCTTTGTCATAAGCGTAATTACGTGCCTCAACAGTCAAGATTGAATACTTGCTATTTTTTCCCATTTTAGGACTTAAACACAAACAGAACTCAAACCATGCACCAATTGCTGAACTACCTAATGCGTGTGTACTGCGAACTCTAAAACTCTTTTCCTCAAGCGATTGGTTATTTGTGTCCTTTCTAGCATGTGCAATCAATAAAAATGTTACATCATTCAAGAGCAATTTCAATCGTGTTATGTTATTCAGAACGTCATTCATACTTGACATATCATTGAGAGTATTGCGGTCTGTCAGCATGTCTTTTAAATTATCCAAAATAACAAACTTGATATTATTTTCTTTGATGAACTTATAAAGTCCATTCATGTGATTTGTGTTATCTAGCTTAAAAATTCCACCAGTAATGAAATGCAAATTATCAGGAACATCATTATAAGCCTTTAACCGTTGATGTAGTACGAAGTCAGTATCTTCATTGTCAATTATAAGCACGTTAGCTTTTTTAGTTTTAAAATAGCCAAAGGGGACACCTTTAGCTACACTTAAAGCCATTTGTAACGTCGTGGAACTCTTAAAAGACTTTTGCGGTGCAATGGTTAAACCTGCCTGGCCTCGCGGAATTAAGTGTTCTATTAGCCACTCATTACCACCTTTAAAGTCCTCTTTCTCTTGTAGTTCCTTTGCTGTTATAACACGCTCAAATAAATCTTGCATTTTAATAAACCTCTTTTACTTTATAATCAATAAAAATGATATTTTTATCACGTAGCGGTTTAAAATAAGTTTTAAATTCATAATCAGGATAAATGTTTTTTAATCTAACTAGCCAGTATTTAGCACGTTGAACCATTTGTTCCCAGTCTTTAGCTTCAAAAATATCTTTGTTAATTGCTTTGATATCATCTTTAATTGTCAATTTTTGTATCCTCCTTTTATTAAATTTACCAAACCTAAAATGAAGCAACCTATACAGCATAAGAACCAAACTCCAAATAAAGAATTGTCCACGCTTGATAAAATTCCAAACATCGCTGACATTATCCAATAAACAATAAACATATTTAAACCTCTTTCTTTTTATCTATGCTTTAATTATAGCCAAAGTTATATTACAATTCAAGCTATCAAATATTTCTTTTTAATTACTTTGTTTTAGGTAATAGTTGCCCTTGCCTTTTTGGGTAAGCCCCTAGCCCCTAACGTGTCTTGTTATCCCAGCAACCTAAAGAACAAGTAAACAAATTTCATTCTTGTTATATAATAGGTCTGTCAGACTTCCAAGCGTCACGGAGTGTTTTAGTTCACGACACTCATGGAACTCACAAGATTTAATTTAATGCTAACCTCTAGCTTTTTTGTATGTTATTTCAATTTTCAATTAGTTGTCCTTTTTAGCAACCATAGACAACTCAAGGCAAATCTTGCAAAGACTTTCGATAATTACTAGCCTATTCGGTCTAGTGTTCTCTACTCCTAAACTGTCAACAAGTCATCAGCTAACAGTCGTTAAATTTTTATATATATTATTATAGCATACGATTTTTCAAAATCAAGCGAAAAAATTAGGGTCAAAAATAGAAGAATGGCTCAACCGTGGGAATAGTTAGGAATATATTATTTTTTGGTTACAAATTATTTAATCAAATTGTAAACTATCTAAATCTTTTGTTGGTATGATGAAACTAAAACTAAAAAAACAGTATGCTATAATAATACCATAATCAATGAGGGAGGTAAAAAGCATGGCAGAAAAAAACATCTATTTTGTTAATGATGAAGTAGAATTAAAACAAGTGTTAGAGTTTATTTCTAAGACTGACTACGGTGTCAACGTTGACAAAAGTCAAGAAGATGTTTACGCAGTCGTGACTTCTTATAGCCTACCTATTTAAGAGGATAGAAATGAAGAAAATTTTAGCTATAGATTTTAGCACAGCTAGTAAGAAAGACGAGGGAACAGGGTACGCTTTTAGAAAAGACGGTCAATTGTTTGTTGGTTCTATTAAAGCATATAACTCAAAGAAAAACGCTTGGGAACGTACCTTTGACATTGTAAACGCAATTAAAGATATTATTGATGAGTTTGACTTGAAAGATTATCATCTAGCCATTGAAACACCTATCATGGGTAGAAACAGAAAACACAGTATTACATTGGCTAATTGTAACGGTTATTTTATCGGTGCTATTGACGGTCTAGTAAATGGCTATACTTTTATTGATAACTCTAAATGGTGTAGCTATCATCTTATTTCAGGCAAACGAGAACAACGCAAAGAAGAAAGTCTAGAACTTTTAAAAGCCACAGGCTTGGTTGATTCTAATTGCAAAGATGATAACATGGCTGACGCTTATAACATCTTGACATATTGCGAACACTTGGGTTAATTGTTCCCTTATAAAAAACAATAATCAAAAATGGAGGTGGTAAAAATCAAGATATCACAAAACGGTTTGAACTTGATTAAAGAGTTCGAGGGTTGCAGATTGACTGCTTATAAACCAGTACCGTGGGAACAAATGTACACAATCGGTTGGGGATATTATGGAGTAACGGAAGGTACGACTTGGACACAATCGCAAGCTGATAGTCAGCTAGAAATTGATTTGAATAATAAGTATGCACCTATGGTTGACACTTACGTAAAAGGCAAAGCAAATCAAAATGAGTTTGATGCTTTGGTTTCATTGGCTTATAATTGCGGTAATGTTTTCGTTGCTGACGGTTGGGCAGAGTTCTCACATGCTTATTGTGCTTCAATGATACCGAAGTATCGTAATGCAGGCGGTCAAGTGTTACAAGGTTTAGTACGACGCAGACAAGCAGAACTTGACTTATTTAATAAGCCAGTATCAAGCAATTCAAACCAAAATATTCAAACAGGAGGAATGATTAAAATGTACCTTATTAAAGGACTAGACAATTCAGGCAAGGTTAAACATTGGTATGTTTCGGACGGTGTAAGTGTTCGCCATATTCGTACAATTCGTATGTTGGAAAACTATCAAAACAAATGGGCTAAACTTAACTTGCCAGTTGACACAATGTATATTGCAGAAATCGAAAAAGAGTTCGGTCGCAAGATTGACATGGCTTCAGGAGAAATCAAATAGGAGAAGTAAATGAGCTTATTTAATCTATCACGCAGAGCGGAAGATGTGAGCTTTTCAACTTTCACAGTCCAAGACCCTACAACTGATTTGTTACTAGGTAAGTTATTGGGCTTAGTTTCCTATTTTGATAATGTTGATTATTCCGAAGCGTCCAAACTTGAGGACTTGTTTTATTGGGCTTTACAAGGTCAAGAAGTATATCGTGTTTGGTATGGTGGTTTTAAATACTATGCTCAAAGAGTGAATGCAGACCAGTTTAACATTTTAGTCAGAGAACCGAATCGCAGACAGGTCACTATTAGAACAAACGACTACGAAATGTTATTAAACCCTTTCTATGGTGCTAACCCACAACGGTTTGGGGTAATGTTTGGAATGGCTAGTAATGGAATTGGTAGACGACTTGACTCTCAAGCTCAAATCAAAATCTATTGGAAAACTAAAGTTTCTAGTGGTTTGAAAGAAGTTTGGGAAAGAATTCGTGAACGTCTAACACAACAGCAACAACTTGCAAGAGAGTTCAACGGTGTGTCCGTTATTGGTTCAGATGACGATATCAAACAGATTCAGCCAGATTACAGCGGTTCGCTACAAAATGACGCAAATCTTGCAATCGAGGTTGCTTTGAGTGAGTATGGAATACCACGAGAGTTACTTTATGGACAAAGTAATGAGGTTACTATTATCGCTTTCGCAATTCAAAAAGTGTTACCACTATTAAAACAACACGATAAGAACATAGTTTTCAATCAAGAGAATTTTGTCGCTTATATATCAACAACAGCTAAAGGGGGAAATATTGAAAGTAAAAGCAGTTCGAGGGATAGCGAACCCGTTGGGAACAATTGATTCACACGGTACGGTAATTGAGTCCATTGCTAACGCAGGGGACGGAGTAGATATCCTAAACCGCCATAGAGAAAAAATTGGGTCAGGGTTTGTCCATCTTGAGGGGGACAATGTAATCTTGACAGGTTACGTTGACGAAGAACAATACACAGCCGAAAAGATTGAGGAAACAGGGCTTTCAGTTGGCTTTAATGCTAATGGTATGAAAGCTCGTGAAATTGACGGAGTAGGCTATTATAAAGATGTTAATATTACAGAGGTATCACTAACTCCATTACCTAGTAACAAAGGTGCTAAAGTGACAAAAGTAAGAGAAGAAGAAAAAGGAGAACAAAAACAAATGGGTGCAAACGAAACACAAGAAATCATGAAGCAAGCAATTGAAGCAGGTGTAAAAGTTCGAGAACTTGAAGCTCAAGTAACAGAACTTAACAAAGAACGTGAAGAGCTTAAAAAGAAACGTGAAGCGTCTATTCCTAGCGAAAAACCTCAAGACGCAGAACGTAAATTCATGCGTGAACTTGGGGACAAAATGGCTGAAATGCCAGAACAAGGTTTCTTGCGTGAATTTTCTAATGGTGCAGATTTGAATGTTGTAAACTCTCTAGGGTCTATCACATCTAAATACGCTCGTAAGTCAGGTATCTATGACGGTGCAATGAAAGCACGCTTCCAAGGTTTGACACTTGCAGAGGACGGTGTAGATGATACTTTCTTACAAGGTACTTTCAAAGCAGGTACAGACAAAAACAAAGCTCAAACAGCTACAAAACGTTCACTACGTCCACAAATGGCTGAAGCATACTTGCAAATGGATAAAGCAACTGTGCGTGGTGTAAATGATTCAGGTGCGTTGTCTGAATATGTAATGTCTGAAATGGTAAACCGTGTAATTCAAAAAGTGGAATACAACATGATTCTTGGTTCGGCTGACGGCTCTAACGGTTTCTATGGTTTGAAAACTGCTACAGACGGTTGGACAAAACAAATCGAGTACACAGACTTGTTTGAAGGTATTACTGATGCAGTAGCAGAATGCTCAATTTCTGATGCAATCACAATTGTTATGAGTCCACAAACTTTTGCAGAGTTGCGTAAAGCTAAAGGAACAGACGGTCACTCTCGTTTCAATGAGTTGGCAACAAAAGCACAAATCGCTCAATCATTCGGTGCCGTTAATCTTGAAACACGTGTCTGGATGCCTAAAGACGAAGTGGCGGTATACAATCACGATGAGTACGTTCTTATCGGAGATTTGAACATGGAAAACTATAACGACTTTGACCTCCGTTATAACGTTGAACAATGGCTTTCTGAAACTCTTGTGGGTGGTTCTATTCGTGGTAAAAACCGTTCAGCATACCTAAAAAAAAAGGGTAGTTTAGGTGTCTAAATGAGAAAGGGGTAAATAATGGCTGAATTTAATATTACAGACCGTTATGCTCAACAAATTAAAAATGTGACTAATGTAGAGGGACTTGGCGACATGTTCCCTCTCTTGTCACGTATCCCTAAAGTTGGGGCAGATTTGTTGCAGTCGGTCAATCTAACAGGTTTTCCTGAAGCTAAAGAACAAGGGCAAACTGGTAGCGTGTTAGATGTAAATGAAACAAGTTATAAAATCTTAACGCCACGAGGTTTTGGTTTTGGTATTAATCTTTCTGATTCAGGGAATTTAACTGCTGACGGTGTACAAAGTGCATTGAATACAGTACTATATACTTTATATCAAACTATAGAAAGTCATTTAATTTGGGGAGGAGTTCATAGCTCAATTGCTTCAAGTTCAATTGTTGGGGCTATCAAACAGAAAGCAAGTGCCGATAAGTTTTCACAGTCAGGCGATGATGTTCTTCTTGTAAAAGAAAATGATTTCACACCAGTTGTTAATGGAGTAACTAAAATTGAAACTTTGAGCTTTAAGCACTATAATGACGGAGGGGATAACACTTTTGACAAGGTGCTTATTAACCCTTACAAGGGCATTCTAGCAGGGGACTTAGTACCAGAATTTAATGTGACTAAAGACGTTCGTCATAATAAAGTACAAGTATATGGTACTGTTACCGTTTGTGGTGGTTTCCTTAAAGACGGTGCTATCAAAGTTTGGAAGTAGTAGGAGGATAAAAATAAATGGCATATACATCAAAAAATGAACTTACCCACGGTCTGGGGTATGGGGTAGTGTTCACAGACCCATCAGGGAAAGTCCCAGGTATCCCTATCGCAGGACTGCGTGGAATTGAAACGGAAGTCAACCAAGAAAATAAAAACTTCTATGCAGGGTTTGACGCACCTTATCGTACGATCGCAGGTGCTAAAGACATGCAAATTACAGTTAAGTCTTATGATTTGCCTGACGATTTTGCTAATCATGCCTTAGGGTTTGTCAAAACCGACACAGGTTTCTTGGCTGACGATTCAGCTAATTACAAGCCTTATGGTTTCGCTTATGCTGAACGTTATCGTGACAACGACGGAACAGGGTATAAAGCGACATTCTATCCAAGTGTTCAAGCTACAACACCTAGCGACACAGCCGAAGCGGACGAAGAAAGTCCAACTGGTAAAGAATACGAACACAAGGCAACGGTCACAACTGGAAATGACGCACTATGGGGCAAAAAACGCTTGTTCATAAAATTCAAAGTGTCTGACGCAGATTTGACAACTGGTACAAGTAAACAAGCACTTGCTTTCAAAAAGTTGTTTACAGAACTTAAACCACTCTCTGGAGCAGACGTCCAATAGTAATTTTAAGAGTGGAGGGCTTGGAATAATAGTTCCCACTCTTTTATTTTAATTTATAAGGAGAATAGAAAAATGAAGAAAGAAGATTTCAAATTTGATTTTAAAGCATTAGAACGCATGGAAGATAACGGAATTTATTTTGGAGATTTGAACGAACGTGACTATCACAGTTTGGCATTGTTCTTTTGGGCTTGTTCCCCACAGTATACACTAGATGAAATTCTTGGTGCTTTAATTGGTGGACTTTTACCTATTACAGTTTCCGAACTTATGGAACAATTAGTTAATGAAACAAAAAAAGCGATAGCACTAACAACGAAGAAATAGGGGAAACTGCAAGAATTACAACACTTGCAATTGTTAGTGCTATGACAGCTTTCAGAGTTCCCTACGAAGTATATAGTCATAGACCTTTAGGGTGGACGCTTAAGTTAATTTCAACGTTGACACCTAAAGATAAGAAGAAAACAACCGCAGATGAATTAAACAAAGCGGAACATGTGGAGGTAAAATTATGGCAACCTATGACCAATTCATAGGGATAGAAAAGTTCACAGAGGAACAAATGAAAAAAGCTTGGTTAGAAATGGTAGACGCTTTTAATTCTAATCAGAACAAAGTAAAACGTAGTTATAAAAGTTCATTAGGTGGCGACTTTTCAGGATATCGTGCAAAATTTGACACTAGTAAAATTACTAAACAAGTTACTAGGTCGTACGGTTCGCTTAAAAGTGGTAACATTGGTATTATTAACGGTTTTAAAGACAAAGACGAAAGTTGGAGAATGCTCAATGTCTTGCTTCATGACCGCCACTTACACCAAAGATATGGACAAACACTAGTTAAAGCTACTCACGAAATTGACGATAAAACGAAAACTATTAAGCGTAAATTAAGGAGTATAACAAACAATGGCTAAAGAAAAATATGTCATTCAGGCAGAACTTGACACTAAGGGCGTTTTAAGTAGTGCTAGGGAAGCACAGAGAGAAATTAATAATATTGGTCGCCTAGCTAAAGAAACGAACAGAAACGCTCAAATAACAGGTTCTGTGACTATGAAAGACAAGGGTATCAAAGAAACACAAAGAGCTTTAAACCTTGCTAAACAGAACGTAGATAATTTAACAAAGGCACTTGCAAATGCAAAGATGTCAGGTGCTACACAAAAACAAGTACAAGCATTAGAAAGCCAGTTAGTTAAAGCACAAACGCAAGCAACAAGACTTGGGACAGAACTAGCAAGAATAAGTTCAGGCAAAGGGTTTAGCTTATCAGGTGCTTTTGATAGTGTAAAAAGTTACGGTTCAAATATGCTATCTACTTTCTCAAAAGTTGGAAATGTTATAAGTGGAGTTTCTGCGGCGATTGGGCTTGTTACTAGTGGAGTTTCAAAGGCTACTGACTTAGTTGGTGGTTTTGCTAATAACTTAATGAGTACATACGACCGTCAAATTCAGGCACAAAAGAGCTTGTCAGCTACTTTGTCGGACGGTGCAGAGGGTTACAAACGTTTCAATTCATACATTGATTCAGGAAGTGAACTACTAAAATCACAACGCAATGACCTGAACGAGTTAGGGTCTACCATTTCAGGTTATACTAGTCTAACAGGCGACCAAGCATTTAAAATTGTTAATTCAATTAATGCCGTGGGGGACAGTCTAGGGCTATCAATGGACACACAGAAGCAATTTTCTTATGGTTTGGCTCAAGCATTAGGGGCAGGGGTTTTACACGCTCAAGACTTCAACCAAATCATGCAGTCAGCTTTGGGTGCACAGTTCCGTGATATGTTGATTCAAGCATATAACGAAATTAACCATACTAGCATAGGACTAGGAGAGTTCAAGCAGGCAATGGCTGACGGTGCAATAGATACTAATGTCATGAATCGAGCTTTGGAATTGTTCCAACAAAAAGGGAACGAACTGGTTTCGGCAGGTCCTAGCACTTGGGGGCAAATTCGTGAAATGATTGCTAACGGTTTTAATACAAGCGCTTTGGACGGTTTCCGTAAAGGTCTAGGAGATACAGGCATAGACATGAGTAACCTAGGAAACAACGCCACAACAATGGCAAGCACTATCGGAAGCCAGTTGGGTCAAATGGCAGGTAAAGCAGTTGGAGCATTAACACAAATCATTGACAAGAACCATGACGGAAAAGTGTCAAATGATGAAATGAAAGATGCAGTAAATGACGCTAAACGAGCAGTTGAAAACTTTTTCAATAAAATCAACTTCACTTCTATTGGTAGTTTCTTAGGTAAAGTTGGTTCGGCTATTGATTCATTAAGAGATTTATATAATTGGGCAAATAACGCTTATAGTGCAGTCCAAAGTGCTTTGAACCTTTCACGCAACGTGGGGGGTAATACTGGTTTACTTGGTAAAGCATTAGGGTTCAGAAAGAACAGTACATGGGGCGACGCTTTTAGTGATTTTCATTGGGGTTGGTTAAGAAGTAATATTGACCCTCTAGGAATTAAAGAACCTACTTCACTAGGTCAAAAAATTCTAGGTTCAAGAAATGGACAGTTACCATTAGACTTACAATTCTTTGCAGGTGGTCGTGAAGCAATCAGCAGAGCCGTGAATGCGGTCCAACCTTATGCACGAGCAACAAAAGGTACAACCGCAACACCAAGCATTGGAACACAAGACAACTCACAACAAGACATCAAAATTTACGTACAATCTAGTGCGGACGGTCGTAGAATTGCGAACGAAATTTATAACAAACTAGAAAGAAATGGGATAAAATTGAATAAACGTTGATTTATACTAAAAGCAAGTTATATAATGACCCTAGGTGGATAAAAAAGGCACGTGAAGAAAAGAACAGGGTAGGACATTGTGAAAAATGTTGGAGTACAGAGCATTTAATATGCCACCACGTTATTCCCTTACAATGGAAAAACGACATGTTAGAAGTCAATGACTTTTACAAAGAAGTAATAAACGTACCTACCGAAGTTCTTTGCCATAAATGCCACCAAGGAATGGAACGAAGCGGAGATTTAATAGACTACGCTAGAATTATAGCGGAGGGGTTGATATAAGGAGATAAAAAATGAGTTTAATTCAAGACTGGATAGGTCAAGAGAAAGATAATGGCGAAATGATTGAGCTACTAAAAAAGAAAGTGGCTAAAATTGAGCATGAAATAGACTACAAAAAGGCGCAGAAAATTTTCGATTTCATTGAGGAGTTTATGACACTACCTAACAATGAACGCTTTAAAATCATACCTTATCACAAGGCGGTACTTACTTTGATGTATTGCACGCCTTATCAAATTGATGAGTTCGTTATAATTGTAGGACGCTCAAATGCTAAGTCAATTCTCGATGTCATGATAGCCTTAATTGAACTCTTTTTGTTTCCTAAACCTAATAGTGTAATTGCTTTAATGGCTACTAAAAAAGACCAAGCAGAAAAAATCTTGATGAAGCACTTTAGAGCTATGGGTAACTGCCAAGGTACTATCATTAATAAATTTAAAAACCAGTTCAAGCTAAACAAAGAGCAGATTATCGTAAAAGATAACTCAATTCTAAAAAGTAAAGGCACAGAGATTTCTATCTATGCTAGTAACGAAGACACGCTAGACGGTGGACGTGAACAACTTGTTATCATAGATGAGTTTGGTGCGTTTAAAAAGAACCCTCTTATCACTATTAGACAGGGGTTAAGAAAAAATAAGGGTACGCTTTTTATTTCAACCACAAACAACGTTATTCGTGGCGGTGCTTATGATGATGAGCTTGAAAGTTGGAAAGAATGGGTAAAAGATGATGATTTTAGTCATTGGGTATTCTATTACGCTTTAGACGATTATGAAGAAGTAAAAGACAGCTCAAAATATATCAAGGCTAACCCAGCTTTAGGTTACACTTTAACGCTTGAGGATATTCAAAAGGACTTCATCGGTGCAATTGGTAACCCTGTTAAAATGGCTAAAATTATCACTAAACGCTTTAATTTGTCAATGACTGACAGCACTACTATTTTTAGTAAACAGCTAGTAGATAAGTGTCTAGTACCTCCTTTAGACTTCGAAGGTCGTTTAGTTGCTATTGGTTCAGACTTTTCAGTTCGTGGCGATGTTTGGGGTACTGTGATAGGTTACAGAGAAAACGGACACTATTATTTTAAAGCTATTCCTGTCATGCCAGAGAGTGCAGAAGATAAGTTTAAACACTTAGGGGAAACAATAACACACGAGGGCATTAATAACATGACAGACGAAGCGTGGGACGCTTTTATGAGTGCTATGAACGGAAGTGTTCCGATTGCGTTGAATTATGACCCTAACTATGCCAAGAATTTCATTGATAAATTTGAACAAACTTATGACATTGAATTTTATAACAAAGTAATGCAGAACAGTTTCAAGCTATCTAATACCCTAGAAGCCACACAGAAGCTAATGGAAGAGGGTAAAATACATTTTGATAGTAAATTACTAGCGGTGCATTTAATGAACGCAGAAACGAAAATAAACGATTTTGGGCTTATGCGTATTATTAAAAAGGGCTATACAGATAAGATTGATTTGGCTGACGCTTTAATTAACTTGATGTGGTGGTTCTTAGAAAGCGAAGAAAGTGAGGATTATTTCATTTAATGGCTATGACAGAAGAAGAAAATCAAAAAATGCTAGAAGCATTAAAAACCCTAGCTTTTGGAGGAAAAGAAACAAAGACGGTTATTCAATATAAAAACAACGCAAACGGACGGAAGACAGAAACAGGGCGGACAGTTACAGAAGTCAATAAACTGCCAGACCGTTCGGCATTGTTGAAATTAATGGAGATTGAGGGCGTTTATATTGACGCAAATGTGAAACTTAAACAACAAAAAGTTGACGAAGTAAGCACAGAAAAAGAGCTAGTAGATTTAGTGGAGGGCTTGGCGATTGAATAAAGCATACACATGGAACGAAAAAACAGGGCTAGACTTTTGCAAGGAGTTGCCACAATGGAACTTGCTGACACGTTCAAACCTTAGATTTTTAACAGGCGATACATCAGAAAACCCAGATAATTTTGACCCTGGTTATTACTATAAATTGAACGCTTTAAGCGAAGTAGACAGAACAAGTCAGTTCCCTAGTGATTGGCATAGACCTTATAGCTTAGGTATTAGACTTTACAACCCTAAAAACGCTAGTGGAACATGGGGGTGGCAATATTGGACACATTGGGAAAAATTACCAGTAAAACCAAACCTCACACAAGGGCAAAAAATGGGCGTTTCAATGCGTTTAGCTAATTTTGGTAGAAAACCCTTAGACTTCACTTTAAAACTCTTCTACGGCAATTCTGCGGTTGGTGTGGGTACTTATACAGTTGAACCATGGCAATACACTTTTGTAAGTGAATTAGTTACGCTACACAATACGGAAACGACTGGAAAGTTAGGTCTAACTGTTGAATTAGATAGCACAGGAGAAGAGGAACAAATCGGCTTGTTTTTCCCTAAGATTGAAATGGACAAGGTAACACCATACGTTACAACAGAAGAAGAGTATAACTATTTCAAAAGCCAAGATATGGCAGATTCAAGACCAGTTTATACTGGTTATTCTGAAACAGATAGTAACGACTTTAAAGATTACGTTTGGGGCGGACAGTTAAATGATGAAAGTTATGAACTTTTTGGCGGAGATACAAAACAGAATGCGGTATGGTGCTATTGTCGTCCTCTTAATCAACGTGTATTGATTGGAATTGATTCTGATACGTATACAAATGCAAGCGGTAGAACAGTTAATTTTCACGTTTTAAACGGTTCTAAGAGCGTGTTTGACATGACAGGTAACACTTTATACCCTGAACAGTTTCAAGACGATAGACAAGCCTTTGACGGAGTGGGGAACGATTGGGCAACAATACAAGAACCGTTGTATGTGGTAGACCAAAACACAGCGATTGACCCAGTAGCAGGAGAAATGGCGAACGTATGTATAGAGGGTTACCACTATAAACAAGCAAGCCAAGGTTATAGTGTTGATGAAATACCACGTTCAGCAATTTTAAACGTTGGTTACTCTTTAGGTTCTTATTACGTGAATGAAGATTCAGGCAAAGAAGTTGATGTCATGCGTTCAAGGGTTGGTATAACACCTCCGCAAGTGTTTGGAGAGCCAAGTTATAGCAGTATGAACGACTGGATGACTACATACGGACTACCAAACGGACTAATCATGCGACCGTGGAGAGTTAGAATGTTAGACACAGAAACTAACTTGACAAAAATCAAGGGTATTTCAATCGGTTGGAACGTTTCATTATTCCAAAAATTTCTAGCAACAGACCACGTGACAGAGGACTGGTTCAGAGGTTATGACAACAAACGAACCAAGGCGATTCCTGACCGTGTTTTATTCATTAATGACAAGGCAAGAAGAGCATGGCTTTATAAGTTTAACCCTACCAAATCAGCATGGGAACGTTCGGAAGAATATACCATACCAGCTTCAAACACGGCACAATTAAAATATTGGTCTATTGTGCCAAATGACGGTGCAATGAACGGTCATATTGTTTTCACAGACAAAACTAACGCTGAAATGCTTCAAAACATTCGCCCTAACTGGTTAGATTATGATGAATTCACTCCTAAAGTGCAGTATGACGAAGTCAAGTATAACCCTCAAATGTTCACTAACTTGTACAATACACGCTATCAATGGTGGGGAATTAAAGACGAAAACCCACAAAATCAGTCTTATGGTCCTTGTGTTCCGTATGAAATGGACTTTATGACAGGACTTTGCAAATTAGAAAGGATATACGAGTAATGTTTTCATGGTTAAACTTTGAAGAACTACTAATTCATAACCCTATTGAGCTTATTAACCCTAGTAAGGACACGATAAGTGTGGCTATGAACAAAAAGCAATACATTGAATTTTTTAGTAACAAATACACTTATAACGGTCTATATTATGATGAAGAAATGGACTTCTGTCTTTTCTATTATGCTGACCCTTTACAAAGTGTCAAAGACGGAGATGTTTACGCTCAAGGGTATATAGATGTAGAAATGAAGATATACCGTGTAAAATGGCTGTGTAACGTTTCTATTAGTCGTTTTGGCTCTAACTCTAACTTTAACTTGTTAGTTGGTACTGCTACATTTGACGGTTTTAAACCTAATTCTAGTAATAATTCAGTTAGTACCATTACAAAAATTAAATTATCAGGAATTGATAATACAGTCATGGACGTAAGAACAAGCGGTAACGCTTTTGCTGTTGGTCTTTATCTACATAACGCGTATAGCATAACCGCAGGGCAGACTATTACAATATCATTTATGGCAAGAGGTACCAATGGTACAAAAGTTTTAGTTGGTTTTGAAGGTATTACGAACGGATTAAAAGAGTTCAGACTGACGCCTAATTGGGAACTTTATACTCATACATTCACAGCAACAACGTCAGGCACTCATAATTTTTTGATGTATGGTTGGGATATGGACGCAGGGCAATGGTTTCAAGTGTATAACCCTAAAGCAGAAGAGGGTCCAACTGCTACGCCTTATATGCAATCTGAAAGCGAAACACTGAGTGCTGACTTACCTAAGTGGAACGTTACAAAGACAGAAATGGTAGTAAATGCCAAAAATAAGACAATTACAAACGTTTTGAATGGTGCTTTAGCTAAATGCACAAAAGACAAAAATATCACAGGTTGGAAAAATTTACAACCTAATGCAAATTATAATTATAGACAACCGCAGTATTCTTTAGACATCGGTACAGATGACTTTATTATCAGCGGTTTCGGTTTGAGAGGTTTGAAAAATGGATAGTTATTTAAACGGAAGAAAAGTAGATGTATTAAACCCTTTAGACTTAATCGGAGTAGGTCGCCATAAGTTAGAAATACAAGTAGACAAGAAGAACTATTGGAACATGTTCAAAGAGCAAATAATCATTCCAACACCACCTAATAACGGTGTAAGTAACTTGTTTAGGGGTGGAGAAGTTTTACCTAGTGAGGTGTATAGCGATAACTGGTATAAAACTTTTGCTTTTTATGCTTTTGGAGGTCAAAGTACAATCGAACGTAAAAACGATTTATACCCTCAAATGACTTATTTTAAGTTTGCAAATGCCACAGGGGAAGCTGATATTGCTTGTAATCAGTTTGAAAAAGAAGTAGAACTAAAACCAAACACTAGATATACATGGCAATTTAATGCTAGAAAAATCAAAGGCGATATGCAGACTTTTTTCGGTACTAGTGGCAGTATCTTAGTTGATAATACTAAAGATGTCACAATAGACGGAGAAACAGGTTTAAAACTTGGTAATGACTTATTATATAAATGGAGTAATAAAGCAACGAGCGACGGTTGGGAATTGCATTATATTTCTTTCACTACTGCTTCAACGTTTCCAAGCGCTAAAACTTTCCGCTTTAGAATGAGTGCTAATAGTGAATGGCATGTAAAGAATATCCAAATCACAGAGGGCGAAGGACCTAAACCGTTTCAATTGTCAGAAGCAGATAGATACAAGTATACACAGTACCAAATGGACAAAGGACATAGAGAGGTTTATCCTAACTTTGGTTTTTATTATAGTGAAGACTTTGACTTTTGTTGTGCTTATAAAGTCAATATTCATTCAGGTTTTGAAACTACTGATTTTAACCCTACTGAACAGAGTTATACAATTAGTTGTGAGGTTGAGAACTTTGCACAAATATTAAACCCAGTTAGAGAATATTATATTAAAGTACCTAGCAGTTGTACTTTTGATAATAGCATACTAATGAACCCTACAACAGAAAGAGGAGGTAATTACTTATTAGAATGTAAAGCTAAAGGTCTACACTTACAAGTGTTTGAACAACCTGACGGAGATTATAGTAGAAGTCAGAATAGAAAAGTACATTCCAACATGTATAACAACCTACAAACAAATGCGTGGAATGCTTACGGTGGTTATGTATATACAGGAGAACTACAAACGTACAAAGTAGAAAACTAATAATAAAGGAGAAGAAAGAAAATGATTGAAACATTGAAAGCAATTGGCTTAGTTGTATTTATGCAGTTACTTAGTTTAGCACTAGAGTTTATAGATACTGGTACATTAAAACCTAGTGTTAAAAAAAGAATAGCAGTAGAGTTAATTGTCCTGTCTGTTTATGTATCAGGTGTGACAGTGTTTAAAGGAATGATTAGTGATGAACTAATATCATTGATTGGAACTGTATACTTAGCAGTAGTAGTTAGTCATCTATATAAGTTCTTAACTAATAAGAAAGAAGAAATAGACGGAGGAGATAAAGAAGAATAGTAGTAGTGTAGTAGTAGTGTATATAGTATGATAGTATAGCATAGCAATCGTTACAAAATAAACTTTGTAGCTTTGTTGTGCTTTTTTTTGTTTTAAATTTTTGTTCAAGTTTATAGGGGGGGTGATATAAAGGGGGTGGGTTCTCTATCAAGCCTAACTC